GTTCGTTCTGGGCCTTGGCGTCCGACGACACCGCAGTGACTTCCACCTGGGGCATGAGTACCTGTAGACGTTCAGCTACGGCTCCGCCAACGCCCTGTGCGTCGACACCAATACGGTAGATGTCGTAGTTGCGTAGAAAGTCAATTATCTCGAAGTACTGCTGCTCCCACTCCGTGTTGTTAATCTCCAGCCAGTTGAGGATGCGGTGTTCGTAGAAACCAAATCCGTCTGGGTGATCCCAGTCAACCCAAACCGCAGTTACTACGGTTGAGTCATTGGTGCGCGCAACGTCTATGCCAGCAACTATTGGTGTGCGCCACCATTGTTTAACCAGAGGCATCGAGGGGTCGTACAGTTGGCCGAGCTTTTCGTCGGTAACGAACATTCCCTTTTCCAAAATCCATTTGTTGCAGTAGGACATTTGGAACTCATCTGAGTCCTCGCCAATGCGGACCTTTTCTTTGGAAATGAATTTTGAATAATTGGGGTTGTACTTGGACGCTGTGCGCCAGTCGTATTCAAAATGTGATTGACGGTGATTACGCTTCGCGTTGATATCACGCCGCTTGTTGTACTGGATCATCTTATAGAAATAAGACTTGTTCCTAGTAGCGGTTCCGGTCAGCACTATAGATCCGTTATTGAACGCCAACATTGGCTTTATTGACTTCGTAATCATGAACTCGTCGGCTTCCTGTGCCTCATCGATCATCACGAAGTGGTACGTCTTTGATTCGATCTTTGCCTTGGGGTTACAGGTCTGCATACGGCAGAGGGAGCCGGAGTGCTTTAGGCTGATTAGGCGGCCTTTACCCCGTGATCCGCCCGCGGCTGGCTTGTCATCAATCTCTGGATCTAGCAGGAAATCCATTGCGTGATCGCTGGTCAGCTTGTTAACAATGCGGCTAAACACCGTGTCTGCCTGGTCTTCGACGGGGGCGAACACGCCGCACCAGAAGCCTTTCTCAAACTTGCCCAGCCAGGTTGGATACACCTTGGCGAGTTTCGGTAGGATCACCATCATTGAAGCCATGACGTTTGATAGGACTTCAGATTTACCAGACTGACGGGTAGCAACCAGCGTCATCTCCTCACCATCGCCCAGGACTACCGACTCAATTATTCGGTACGCGATGGGCACTTGATATGGGAAAAGCGTGACGTTGCAAAACTCTTCTGTAAACAAAATAAGTTTCAGAACAAGCTGGTCTACGAACTCAGCTGACGTCTCGTCCAGCTCTGTTTCAGGGTGTGTGTCCTGATCTAGAGGCTCATCGAGAGTTAGGTCGTCCACCGTGGCGCACCTTTAGCTCTGCCCATACTTCGTTAAGTGCTTCTAGAGCTTTATCAACTTCACTCGGAAGTTCGTCATGATCACGCCACACATCATATGACGCGCCCAACTGCATAATAAGGTTGTCCATCCAGATAACAAGTTCATGATCAGGCAGCTTGGTTACCCGAGGAATAGATGAGCCTTTTGCTGGTTCTTTTTTTGTTTTAAACAAGTTCATCGCCATTCACCGATCTCATCTGGATTGGAGTCCAATAATCTTCCCTGAATAGCGTACAGTAAGCCGCTCTGGTCGTCTAGCTTTTGAGGCTTACCGCAGATACCAATTTGAAAAGTGTATTTTCCGAAACGGATCTGCAATCCATTCCCGGTCAGCCAGGGCGCGGATGTTTGCCGCATGAATCCCTTGCAGATAACCGGGTCACTCTTTTTGCCTGTATTTTTTCTTATCCAGTACACTTTGTAGAGTACATATAAGTTGTTCACTTTTAGTCACCCAAATTCTTCGTCAAGACTTTCAAGGAATCCTATTGATAGCACGCTTCCAGAGCGACTCACCTCACGCTTAGATGGGCTCGTCCACATGGCCAGGCGATCCGCACTAAATATCCAGCCATCCTCAGGAACAAGTGGGTGAAGGGCTCGATACTTATCTCCGTCGGATCCGGAGTATGGTTTTCCTCCGTTTAATATCTTTATAAAACGTCCAAGCGAGTTTGCCGACGAGAAGTCCTCCCATGTTGGGAGTGTGTTGTAGTTGTATACGTATAGAGAAGTTGGTTGCGAATTAGATGGCCTTGCAAACGCAACAAGGATATCGCCAAATGTAACGTTCTCGTACGTACTCGGGTCAACGTAACCGCTCAAACTTCCCTTTGAGTTATCACTGTTATCAATTAGCATGCCTGATGACGTAGGTACCCACTGCATCGCCCACACCCTAGTTGAGCGGGCCGCTCCCTGACCGTAGGCAGTTGAGTCTAGGTCTGGGCGGGCATATGACATTCCCATCTTTGCTTTACTGCGGCGGATAGTTGCACTTCCATAGGCTTGATCAACCATGATCACGTCACTTGGGGGAGGCAAAGCCGTTTCCTTTAGTTCCCCCTCATCAGTTACAGCTTCTAATTCTTCTGCAGGCTCCGGTTCCGGACCATATAGTGCCTCAGCAGCAGAAGGTCGGTACATAGGAGTACTTTCAAGTATCTCCTCTAATCTTCGCCCTAGTCCACGAGGACGTCGTGGCGGTATGTCGCCTACAGCCATGATTACGTTTTAATTATGTAGTTCATTACTAATGACGGTTGAACTCTCGATATAGTTGTTGTTGAAGGCAACGTGTTATTTATAGTTGCCGTGTGCGTGTGATCTCCCGTTGAAGTAATGCTAAACGTATGGTTATGATTTGTGTCTTGGTTACCAACACTTACTGTGTGACTATGGGTTCCGGTTCCAGTAGTGGCAGTAGACATTGGACCTCCTGGTCCAACAAGCCCGGTACCAAAACCAGCACCACTTCCGCCAATATCGTAATACGGGATGTTGTGTGAATGGCCCCCTGCAGTTACCGTTACATCGTGTTTATGGGATGTGCTTTGATTACCCGTTGTAACATTTGAGTGGCTGTGTGTCCCACCACCTGAGGTAAACGAAACAGTATGGGCGTGGCTCGGGAGTTGCACTTGATTTGTATTCGGAGTTGGTGTTCCCCCGACCAAAACCGTTGTTTCTAAACCGGCTAAAGTTGCAAACGACCCAAATGTCCCATCGGCTGCTTTGAACCCAGCAATTATGCGCCCACGTAAATCTGGTACGTTGAATGTTGTCGAACCATCTCCTGCGCCGTACGCGATGTCTATAACGCTAAATAATGCGGCTTCCACAGACCGAGAAACTTGTTGTCCGTTACACAACAAGAACCCTCCAGCAGGTACTGTTGTTCCTGCAAACGGAAGAATTGTACCGGTTGGTAGAACGGCACCTTGACTGGATGAGGGAGCTGCCCAGCGGACACCTACGGTCTGACTAGAGTCCGCAATTAAAATTGATCCGTTTTGTCCTACGGGAAGCCTTGCATAGGTGTCTGGTCCTGCGCCCACTATTAGGTCTCCAGGCGCGTCGATTGATGAAGCAGTAACAACGTACGACGAGTCAATAGCAAGCGTTGCTTGACCAGAGGTAGCACCGCCAGTTAAGCCAGCGCCAGCAATAACAGCTGTGATATCGCCTGCTGCTGCTGCAGGTAGTGTGTTCCAGGGAGTTGTGCCGTCCCCAAATTTAATTACTTTTGTATCGGTCTCAAATCCCAGTTCCCCATCAGCAAGTATTGGGTTAGCTGTTGACCAATCCCCTGAGAGTCCACGGCGGAATTGAATTCTTACGGCCATTAATTACTCCTTAGGTTAGGACTAGTTTAGCCCTTCAGGATGCGGGCAAACGTATCACCAACCAGCTTTGCATCATTCGCAAACTTGGGGCTTAGTTCAACGTGTACCCACTTACCACCGGGCGAACCGATAGTTGGCTTATCGTACACCTTCCAGGCGGCGCGATCGCAGCGCCAGCCGCGACCATGGGGGCTTCCCTCAAAGGAGTAATCGTGGATCTCTTCGACCTCGAAATCCTCAGCATGCTTAACACAGAACTCAATAAGGGCCAGTCCAGCGGCGCGATCCTTGTCGTACCCAAGGTCCATGGCACGTCCTGTGCCGTGG